TGGAACTGCTGATGCACCTGGATTTACTATTCCTGTTGCTATGTGTAAAATATCAGGTAAATCTCTAAAACTAAAAGCATTTGACTCGTAATTCCATATTAATGCTTTATTGCAATAAGTAGAGCCTACTGTTGGATAAGATACCCATATTTCATTTTTTTGTTTATTATGTGTTACAAATATGTTTGCATAATTAGTGCTGTCTATTTCTTCAAACAATGTTCTTTTAATTACATTAGAAGCTACTGATTGTTTAGATACTCCGTTATGAACAATAAGATCGCCATTGGTTACTACAAAGTGTTTACCATTAAATTCTGCTACACAGTTTCTTGATAAAACTCCTGAATCATCAAATAGTTTTTTAATGTCAAATACTAGATTACCACCAGTAAAGGTCATAATGTATGTAGTGTTTTCCTTATATATTATAAAAGATTGTTTAAGTGGAAACCCATCTACAATAAATTCACCTGCATCGCCTACTGTTGCTGAACCTGCATCGTTTGTACTAGATGCTGTCCAAGAACTAGGTAGTGTAAGGTTTTCTGCTGCATCTCCCCATCTAACCTTGTTAGGTAAATTAACAGAAGATTCAGTCATGTTTAAAGCTATTAAATAATTACCAAAAGGTCTTATTACTTTGCAAGTTGTACTTGCTGGCCAGTTGGTTAAATCTGTAAATGCACTAGCACCTGTTGTAGCTAAACATTGTGGATCATCTACTCCGTTGTTTAAAATAGCTAATCCATTAAAAATAGAACCAGTCCAGTTGCCTGAAGCTGTTAAGTTAGTAGAATAATCTCCACCTGATGCTCTTGTAAAATCACTATGGCTAGACCCATCGTATCTATATATTTTAGCCGAACCAGCATAAAACCAATAGTTATTAGCACCTGTAGACCAATTTAAAGCAAAATAAGGAGCTACTGTAGGTGTTCCAAATACTTGGTCTTGTCCTAATACTTTCTTAGCTGCATTATCTTCAAACCTAGCATTTTGTGTATGTGAAAAAAACTCATTAGGTAATGCTGTGTTATTTGTATCTTTAATCATTCCTTTCGGATTTAATACTTGAAGGGTTGCCATTATGCAGTTCTTCTCCACATATATGCAACAATGTATGGTTGAACATTATTGTGTGCACCACCACCTCCTGTTGAGGTTGTAGTAAAACTAGAAGTTCCTGATGTATTACCTTCTGATAAATTATTATTATCAGTATCACTTGTACTCATTGTTACATCATGAGTATGAGCTGGCATTTCAGCAATGGTTAATGTATGCGTTTTAGAACCACCAGTTTCTTGTGCTGTATCAAAATCACTGTCTGCTGCGTTTAAACCCACTATAACTCTACCTTCTCCAAAAGCTGCCCAAGTACCAAAACCTAATAGCGTACCTGGATTAGTAGCTACTGCTGCATTTATATAAATAGAACCTACTGGATATACAGCTTGTAATGTTGTAGCTGTGTTAGATCCTATAGTTAATGTACCTGATATAGTTAAATTTCTAATACCTGTTGAGTCTTTACTAGCATCTACTGTTACTGCTTTAGATGCTTCTGCTGTGCCAAGTGTAGTTATATCTACATAATTTAATTCTGTCGTATTTGCTGTAACGCCATCTAGTAAATTTAATTCTGTGTGTGTTGCTGATACTGCCCCAGTAATACTAGGAAAGGTTGCTTTAACTGTAGATTTTACCAGTCTTATATGGTCATCACCCTCATTAACTGGATCACCAGCTACTGGGTTTGAGCTATTTAAGTCTGATATATATGTTCCTGTTTCTAATCCCATTTAATTTTCTCCTATATTGCTAGTGCTATCGTTCCGTTAGTACCTACCATTGGCATTTCAGCAAAAGCTAAATAATAATAAACTACATTTTCACTGTTGCAAAAACTAGATGTTGTTGCACATCTAAATCCATTACTTTCAAATTCAATGTTTGCACTTGTTTGAGAAGTATTACTACTATATCTTACATTCCTTGTTCTTTTGCCACCAACACCATAACCTGTTAAACCTGATATTTTTGCACACCAATCATCTCCTGTTGTTGTCGAATGAATCAATACATATTTTGGTCTAAAACCACAATATACTTTAGTTCCCCTAGCATTACCTGTGCCTGAATAGAATCCAACTTTACTAAACCCTTGCACTTCTGCAAAACAATATGCAATATGTGCTTGAGTATTACCACTTACCATATTACTACTACCAACACTAAATACTGTTGAAGTTGGTGCAGTATCATTCCATTTATCTGTTCCTGTTTGTAAATTTGAACCACCATTTGCAAATTGACTATTATATGTTTCAGGAGCTGATAAATTAACTTTACTCATATTTAATATTACACCTCTATCAGCTATTGCTGTATTTTTTACAAAAATAGCTTTAGGAGCAACGCCTAAACCATGACCTACTGTTGTAGCAGCTCCCCCACCTGTGTAAGTTACAATAGAAAATCCAGCTGTAGTATTTGCTTGTACAACAGATGCAGTAGCACCATCTGAATTAGCTGATGTCGTTCCACCATTTGCTTTCCAACAAGCTCCTACATAACTATCACTTGCATCATTCGTGTTTGCTAAATTTCCAGTCAAAGTAAATCCATCTGAAGTATAACTTGCTACATAATTAGTAGTATCGTTTGCATTGTTGCCACTAGGAATCCAATTAAATCCTATGCCTTTACTAGAGTCGTTAAAAACTGGGTGTCCTGAACCACTATAGTTTTTAATCCAAAGAGCATCAGGTTTAAAACCCATGCCAGTAATTGTTGTTGTACTATCACTTCCTGTCCATGTAGGGCAGTCAAAGTGATCTGATGATTTTGCTATTGTTGTGAATGCCATGTTATTTTCCTATCCATAATCTTTAATGTTTTTTGTGCAGATTGCATAGAACCCACTTGGAACTGCATATTCAAATGCTCCTATACTACCACCATCTGCATTAGCTGATGCTACAGCTGTTGTTCCAAATCTGCCTTCCCCAAAATTACAAAACATATATTTATTTGTATCATCTGCTGCATTAACTACGCCTGTAATATTGATTCCCCAAAAATCATCGCCTTTAGCAAAAGATAATCCAGCATTATTGCCGTTAGCTGGGTCGCCTACATTAGATGTGCCAGGTGCATTAAACCATGTGCCATTTTTACCAAACCATATTTTAGAAGTAGCTGCTGATAAATCTACTGCTACCATAATAATATCGTTAGCACTTGCCGTAGAACCATAGTTTACTGTGCCACCACCACCATCATCTATAATGTTTGGTGTGCTGGTCATGGGTTGATAGGTAATACCCTCACAACCATTACTAGCTGTTTCCTTACCTACGATTGCATTAGAACCCTCGTTTCTCCATCTTCTTTGTGCATGAGTACCATTTTTTGCAATAGATATAGTAGCTCCATCTGACGATGTTCTATCGGTTTCTACTTTGACTTCAAAATACCATTTTCCATTTTTTACCATTTGAGTAGATGCACACCCTCTAGCATTTGTTGATGTTCCTAGAAAAGAAGTACCAGCATAATGAATATTAGAAGCTGCATATGCTTGGTTAGCATCTAATGTGCAAAACAAATTACTAGGCGTTGATACAGATTGTTTTAAACTTCCAACAACTGTAAAATCATTTGACTCTCCTGATGAATCTGTGCCTAATGCCCCACTATTTTCAAACTTTAAAAATGCAGAATTATCTGCTGAATAAGTAACAGAAGGTGTTAAGATCGGTTTCCATTCTCCTGTAGTAGAATCAGTTTCTGCAAATACTGTTGGAGCATATGACTGTCCTTCTACTATATGAACATGAGCTAAGTTTCCATTCCAAAAGTTTTGTGATGATGAGCTATGTCTTGCACCAATAAGTGTTGCATTACCACTTTTAAATACACCTGTATCTGTATTTTGATTTGGTGTTGTTGAATACGCCCATGATGTTATCTGCTCACCATTTATATATATTCTGATTCTATCTCCAGCAGTAGATTGTGTAGTATCTACTCTCAAAACAATATGAAAAAATGAGGTTTGGTCTAACATTTTTCTATTAGATTGATAATTAGTTACTAAAGAACTGCTTGTTAAGTTAATAAATTTTATAAGACCATCTGCTTCTATAGATAAACTTCCATAGTTAGCTCCATCATCTTCAACATCACTACCGAAAATTGTTTTAGAACCATCTGTATTACCAATCTTACACCATGCTGACACTGTGTAAGTTCTTTGATTACCTGATGATGATACTGCTCTTTTTAAATATGAATCTGCCATTAGTTAAATTGTCCTGAATTATTCATTCCTACTGAAATGGTTATGCTAAATGCCCTGTCTGCTGTTTGTGATTCAGCATCTGTTGCCCTAAGTGTAAAGTTATAAGTCGTTTCACTTGTTGGGCTAGGAGCTGTTCCTGTTATTGCTCCAGTCGATGAGTTAAGCGATAAATTCATAGTACTTGCAGGTGTGTTTGAGTTGCTTGTCAAAACACTTGTGGTTTCTGAAAAAGCAATCGTGCTATCACCTGATGCTGCAACTGACAAACTAACACTGTTACCTGCTGCTATAGTTCCAAGACTTCCTGCTGCTGTTGTCCATGTAGGTGCATCTGATACTGTAAGTAATGCTGATGAACTACGAGCTGCCAAACCATCAGGGTTCTCAACTCTTATAAAATATGTGCCATCTGTACCAATCGTAAAGTTTGCAACTACTGTTGTTGCATTGGTAAACGAAACCGAGTTTGGAGTAAAGATTGCTCCTGTAGAACTTATAGCTTCTACATGACACCCTGTTACATAATTTGTTCCTGTTAAAGTTATTGAAGTAGCATCATTCGTAATTGTGCTTGGACTTATACTGCTCACAGTTGGAAATGTAACTGTTGAAGCTGTTGCTGCATAACTTGGGATTCCACCAGATACTGTTAATACTTGCCCTGCACTTCCTATTGCAAGTTTTGCAAGTGTACCTGAAGCAGAAGCATAAATTAAATCTCCTGTAGTATAAGATGTAATGTTTGTACCACCACTAGCAACAGCTAATGTTGCAGATAAACTTGCAGCAGAACCACTTGTATTTTGATTACCTGCTGTATTTACTCCTGGTAAATCTATGTTTGCTGATCCATTGAACGAAACACCACCAATGTTTCTTGCTGTTTCTAAAACAGTAGCATCTGCTGCTGTTCCTGATGTATTTTGATTTCCTGCTGTATTAACGCCAGGTAGATCAATATTACCTGTGCCATCAAAAGATACGCCACCAATATTTCGTGCAGTTGCTAAAGCTGTTGCAGTTGCTGCATTTCCTGTGGTTGATCCTGATGTGCCTGAAGTATTACCAGTAACATTACCTGTCAAATTTCCTGAAAACGTACCTGACAATACATCAGTGCTTGAATTAAAAGTTAATCCTGATGCTGTCTTTGGCCCTAAATCCCCAGTCGCTGCTGTTGTAAAAAGGGGAAAACAAGTAGTGTCTGAGGATTCATCTGCGACAGTAATTGCAGTTGGTACATAACTAGATGATGCTTTTGCATCTAGTTGTGTTTGTATATTTGAGGAAACATTATTCAAATACCCAAATTCTGTATTTGATATTGTGCCATCGTGTATTTTAGTTGCATCTATTGCGGCACTTGTATTGACATCTGCATTAACAATAACGCCTGTACCAATCGCTGCTGTACCTGTAGTGCCTATAGATATATCGCCTGATATAACTACAGGATTAAAATTAGTTCCATCGGCTATTAAAGCTGCACCACTTGTATTAGTAGCCATAAACAGATCATCGCCTGTTATAGTTAAATCGCCACCTATAGTAGCATTGCTCGATGTAGTCAATGTGCCTGAAGATGTTAAACTTGTTGCCGTAACTGCTGGTAAGTTAGCTGCTAAATCTGTAATAGTTAATTTAAAATTAGATCCTGAATAAGCTATAGCAAATACAGATTCTGTATTAGGGGTTGTTGTTGCTGTTAAATCTGTAAACTTTTGTGTTGCCATCTATTGTGTAGTCCATGTTGTAGTTGCTGTTGCTGGAGTATCTTGCCAGTCATCAGGAGCTATAACAACTCCCCCTTCTTGTTGAAACAATAAACCTGTTTCTGTTACTAATAAATCTAGGTTGTCTTCTGTTTCAAAATATCCCTCAGATGTATTTTGTATAACACTCCATGATGTAGAATCTGTAGAAACTATAGTCCATGTAGTCATTAATATAACCCATAGTCAATTCTTGTTACAGGTGCTGTGCCTGAGTGTCTATCTCTCTCGTTAGATTTTATAATATCTTCTTTGGCTCTATCATAATAAGACTGCCAAACTGGTATTCTTTTGTCGTTTTGTAAATAAGGTTCTGCTTCAACTAATGCTCCATATAAATAAACATCAGGGTGATGTGTAAGCATATCATTAGTTGTATTAGAATCTGATAAAGCTGTAAATGTTTTGTAATAAGCTATTTCTATTTCATAGACGCCATCAGGAATAGGTCTTAATTGTATATCATTACCTTTAATTGAATATGCTTTAGGACAACCTTTGCTGCTACCAGCTTGTAACCTATCCATTATTTCAGGTGTTAAAAACTCTAAAGGTGTTTTTGTATCTGTATTAAGTTTTATATTACGCATAGCAATATAATTATCAGGTAAAGTATAATACTCAGTATCAGCTATAGTATTAGCTGTTACTCTAGTTTCCATTCTCCTGATCTTAAAATCTCTTTTGTGTCTTGTTTCAGCTAAAGTAATAAAATCAGGGATAACATCTGTTAAATCACTTCTATCTAGCCAAGAAGCTATTGCTGTTTTTAATTCTGCGTATGTTGATATTGCCATTATATTACTCTACTGGTTGTCTTTAAATATTTATAATCAGGACTGTTAAGTAATTTTTTAACAGCTTTCATATCTTCTTTTTTGTTTATATCAATTCCAAATTTAATCTTCCATTCTTGTGCAACCATTACTGGTATTCTTGCACATAAACGAAACTCATCTCTCATGTGATGATCTTCTTGTTGTAGTCTTTTGTTGTTTTGTATTAATTTAGACAAATCAGGGGATTTGTATTGTATTGCAAATTCCCCTGAATGTTCTGAAAAATGAAAGGTTTCGCCATCTCCTAGCCTTCTTTTCATTTATTCACTAAGCTCCTGAACATAAACAGTAGGTGTTCCACTACCATGGATAGTTGCCATTTTCATGCCACCATCTATTTTAAAAATAATAGACTCATCTCCTGCCATGTATATTGAAGTAGCAACCACTGCTGTAGGGTTTGCTCCAAACTCAATAAATACAGGGCCAGTAGTTGTTACTCTTACATATTCAATACTAGCATCGAAAGCTGATGTTTGTGCAGAAGTTCCACTTGTTGTTCTTGTGTGATTCGCTATAACTCTATAGCCACCTAACCAATTTGCCATGCTTATCTCCTAATTACGAATGTTACTAATAGTTTTTTAGCACCTGTAGAACCACCATCTGTAATCATTTCAATAGTTCCATCTTCTTCAACTCTATTAGCTGCTGTAGGTTCTGCTGAATCAACAGTACCTGCTGCAGAACCTGAGTGTGCAACTGTAATGCCACCACCTGTTACAGCAGTACCACCAATTTCAAAACTAATAGCAGCGTTTCCACCACTTATAGCTCCTTGCAATGCAGTAATAATTTTAATAATTCTGCCACCATCAGGTACAGCTACAAATGTGCTTGATGCAGTAGATATGTCTTCTATTTCTGCTGTTAAAAAATAATCGTTTAATGTTCTCATTAAATATTCTCCAAATTAATAACCCTCGTTCCGAAGCGATACTGTTCTTCAAGGTCATTATTAATGTATCTAGGTGGGTGGGGAAAAACATTTGGAGTGCAAAAACCCCACCCTTTACTAACTATGAGGAAAGTAAAATTTTATTATGATGTAGTTAAATCAGCGATTTTACCATTAGCTGCTTCATTTTTAGCAACTAGAGTATATTCAACTAATAATTGCTTCTTCTCAGCATCACCAGTTTTCGCTAAGTCTTGTACTCCGAAAGGTCTTAGATATGCAACTTCCCACATTTCTGTGTCCACTACATGAGCAGTTCTTCCTGAACTTCTTAAGATCCTATCAGCTACTACTCTAACTTCACCGAAGTCTGAAACATAAACATCAATAGTAGCGACTAAACTTCTATCTTCTGCCATGTCCATACGAGTTGAGTTACCAGTAAAACCTGATACTTTTTGTTTGTTGAATGAACCAACTAACAATAAGTCAGGGTTTCCACCTTCATCGTAACATTTTTTCAAGTTAGATTTTAAAAGTGTTTCTGTTAATACTCTTTGTGTTCCATCTGTAACAGCACCTGAACCACTTGTAGAACCACCTGAACCATGAAGTTCATTAGTAGTTATCCAAGATTCATATGCTCTTGAAGCACGACCTGTGCCTGAAGAACCTGCTGCTGCTTCTTGTTTCCCAGTCATGTCTAATTCCATATCACGTTTAAGCTCTTTACCTGCTTTTGCGATTTGATAAGCCATTTCTGAAGAAACACCAGCTTTGTTAACAACTTCTTGAGTACCAGTAACTACTACAGGTTTTGTAGAAATCTGCGTATGGTTAAGTAGTCTTGTTGTTGCTGTTAAAGCCCTGTTTGGAGAGTCATCACCCTCAATTACTAGGTTAGCTGTTGCTGCTGCTAAACTATCTGTTTGCCATTCATGTTTTGTGCCACTAGCTGAACCAGTACCAATGCTAGACATAAATGGAGTTTCTGTTGGTGAGATGTTATAAATAACATTCGCCAAGTCTTCTCTCTTATTGTTACTATCAAAAGTTTCATAAGAGTTAGTATAGATTGCCATTTTGATTACCTATTTTAAAAAAGTTTTGTATTAAGCTAAGAGTTCATTAGGCTTTCAATAACGCTTTTAGCATCATTTACATGCCCAGTTTTCCTTAACCTTGCTCTTTGTGCCTTAACTTTATCACTAGATATTTCACCTTTTGTTGGAGGAGTACCAGGTTTTTGAACTTTAGGTACAACTTTAGCTTTCTTATTAGAAATCTTAGCTGCTAAAAGATTTTCATACAACATGGCTTTATGTAGAACATCTACAGACCTTGCATCAATTAGGGTATTAACTTCCTGTTCGGTAAATCCTTTTTTAACTGCAAAGGCTTTAATTGATTGTTTCAATTTAGGTCCTTTGTCAGGATCAGTCCATTCAGGTAGTTTTTCTGCCATAAGTTGTTGCTGTCTAACAAGTTCTTCTTGCCATTTAGCTTCATGCTCTTGTTGTTGTTTGTATTGAAGATTCTTTTGTTCTTCTTCAACTACTCTTTTATTATCTTGAAGTTCTCTATATTGATCTCTTTTCAACATATATTCGGTTGGATCTTCTTCCTTGAGTTTAGTCCAATCAGTTTTTGCAAGTTCTTCTATTTTAGAATCTGCCTGAGTGTTAAATTGTTCAAGTTGCGATAAGTAACGCTGTCTTTCTTGTTGAGTCGCAGCTAATTCTTCATCAGCTTTTTTGCGTTGCTCGGCCAATACTTGACTTTTTCTTGTGTAATCAGCTTGTCTACTGTAACCTGCTTGAAGTTCATCGAGAGTAACCTCTACATCTTTACCATCAACTTTGATGGTGTATGTGCCAGGTGTCTGACTTTCTTCTGCTTGGTCTTGGTCTACTAAGTCATCAGCAGACAACCCATCAGGATTTTCTGCTTCAACTTCAACTGATTCGGACTCCGTGTCCTGTGCAGAAACTTCTTCCGTTGTTTCTGTTTCTTCTTGGTTTTCTTCGCTTTGCTCCTCGGTTGGAGTGCTCATCATACCTTGAAGTGCTGCTTGTGCTGATCTTACATCAGTTACAGGCACACCACCATTAGTGGATTCTTGTACAGGGATATCATCTTTTGCCATGATTATTTACCTCCCCTTAATTCTTTTTCTACTATCTTTCCATTTTCCATAGTATTAACAAGAACATTTTGTGCTGTTAAAACTCCTCTTAATGAAAAATATAGAGATTCTCTTTTATTAGATTCTTCTATATCCGTTCTTATCCATTGTTGAAAAATATCATTTTGGATAACTTCATAAGATTTTATTAAGAGAGGATCTGTTAATAATCTCTCAGCATCTTGTCCTTCTTTTATTTGACTGTCTTTATCTGCCATTGTTTGCTCCTATTTGGTTGATTCTATCCACAATATCTGTGGTTATAGTTTTTCTCCCAGCGAGATATCCTCGAATATCATTCGGACTGATTGATGTTTTCAAAGATAACTCATTTACTGAAATGCGATATTTCAACATTAGTTGTTGTAAATCTGTATTCGTAAGTTTTGATTTTTCTGTTAATTTAACCAATTATGTTTTCTTTCTTTTCTTGGCAGTTTTAGCTGCTCTTGCAAATTGTTTATCAGTCGGAGCTCCTTTTGCTCCTTTCTTTCTCATTTTTTCACCTGATCCAGCTTTAATTCTTTTTCTTTTTGCATGAATATTTGCGTATAGTCCTTTTTTAGCCATTATTTTTTCCTCTTTTTACTTTTTTTAATAACTCCTCTACCAATTAAAATATCTTTTTTAGTAACTTTTCCATCTTTGTTTAGATCAGGAAACTTTTTTTTACTTTTAACTTTTTTCATTTGCCTACCTTTTTCATTGCTAGTTTATGTGCTTGTGTAAATGTTTTACCTTTGACCATTTCCTTACGCATAAAAGTCATATGCTTTGCAGTATGATGTTTTTTATGTTTTGCAAGAGTTGCTCTTTGTAATTTAGTTAACATTTGCCTTTTTTCTTTTTACCTTTCTTTGGTTTTTTATATCCGTACATTATAGTAACCTCAATAAGTTTGTGAATTTGTCTGTTGCTAATATAAAAATAACTATAGCACCATAAGCTATATACTTAAATCTAAAGACTTCTATTTTTACATCTCTCATATCTTTTTCGATATGTCGTAAATGATTTGTTTTAATATCATAGATATCTTTTTTAATAAGTTCTATTTCTGTATTTAACTCGTTTAAATCTTTCATGCTAGTGGCAACTTTTTTCTTTTAGGGTAAGTATTTAAAGCGATTGCTACAGCTTGTTTTTGTGGCTTACCTTCTTTTCTTAACATCTTAATCTTCTTAGAAACTAATTTGTTTCTCTCAATTCTTCCATGACCTGAGTATTTAGGGTATGCCATTAGCTTGGGCCTATTCCAACAGGTCTATTTTGCACAGCTTCTAGTGCAAGTTCTTGTTCGTTTAAGTCAAGTTGTGATTTTTTAATTTGTAATTCTTGTTGCTTGAGAGCAAGATTGATTGCTGCTTCTTCTTGTTTTAATTTAAGTTCTTGTGCTTTTAACTGCGTATCTATCTCTAACTCTTGAGCTTGTAATTGTAGTTTTTGTAACTCAACTTGTGCTTTTCTTTGCTCAACCTTTTCTTCTAAAGTAGGTTCAGGTGGTGGTTTTGGTGGCATCATAGCTGGATTAGATATAAACTGATCTGAATTTTTATATCCTGATTGAGCTATAAATTCACTTACTGCATTGTATATATTTTGTGGTGTAACGATTGATCCCATACCACCATTTTGTATTAGACCTTGTATTATCTGCATAATAGAACCCATAGTCTGAGTTTTACTTTGCTGAGAACCTGACCCAACACCTACATTTACAGTACAATTTAATTTTTCTTTCCAACGAGATACATCTATAGGTACAAATTTACCATTAAGATAAGCCATTTTTTGTCTATCTTCGTATCTTTGTACCAGTGAGTAGATGTTTCTGAATAAATCTTTAATACCTGTTTCTGCAAATATACGAGCAATTAACTCAATTCTTTGCATAGCAGACTCAGTTGCTGCTGATATAGCTCCTGAAGTTACATGAGATGTTAATACATCAGGGTTTAATCCTTGTGTCATTTTAGATACACCTGATCTTTCTTCTCTAATGCCATCTAGGTATTGTACCATTTGGAAAGCATAAGGTTGTATTTGTGGGGTAGGTAAAGCTGTAACAGCTCCTGGTGCTCTCATTCTAACAATCCCACCTGGCTTAGAAGATAATAAATCATCTAGCTCAACTTGACCTGCTAATACTGCATATCTAGCATTGTTAGTTAAATACATGTTATCAAGAAGATTTCTCATGATAGTAGATTTAATTAACTGTATGTCTTGGACTGTATCAGCAATACTCATGCCATGGAACTTATGTGGTATTGGT